CACGCAGTTGTCAACACGCTTACCACCCTTCATCTTGGTGCCAGCAAGTTTGTATCCTTTCCAGCAAGCCTTACCATCGAGACCCTTTGCCTTCTCGATTACATAGGTCTCGCCGTCAATCTCATACTCTTCGCGCTCAAGAACTTCCTCGTTCTTAGGTGAACTTTCCTGTCCTACATATCCACCTTTCTTAGCGGTCTTCTTACGCTTAGTGGTATCTTCAATCTCAGCACCATTTGACTGAGGATCCATACCATCAAAAGGTGCTTCGCTGATGGTGGTATTCTGGAAGGTATCTCCTCCCATCCATCTACCATAAGCTTCCATCAACCCAGACGAAAACTCATCATTGCTGTTGACGTTATTAATTGGCTTCTGATATTTCATCGTTTAGTAGGGACGTTCTTCTCGTATTATTTATAGATCTAATATTTCTGATCCACTCACGAAACATCTCACCATCCTCAGAAATCACAATGGCATAGTTACCACCGACTCTATGAATATGTCCTTTCTCTCCATTGCGAGATGACATCACAGCATCACCCTCACGAAAGACATGCTGCTGTCTTTGCTGTTGACGCAGTGCTTCTTCTCGTAGTTTTTTAAAATCTTTCACAATCCCATTCCCTCTCTCACTGCATTATACAATAGTAACATATCTTTTTGACCTAGTGTTTTAGGAATACCTTTTCTAAAAGAACAAACATCACTTTCTTTTACTGCTGCTCTCATTTTACTAGCAGACATTCCACTCGCACCTTCAGAATCAGCATCTCTTTCCCCAGATGATTTTACCACAAGTGAGTTATAAAAGAAAGTAGCAGTGGCACCATTCATATGTTTCATGAATTGCTTCTCATAATTTGATACTCTATCAGAACCAGCAATCCAGATCACATCATCATACTCCGCATTATACATTGCTAACAATTGAAATGGATTCATAATCTCGCTATCAATAAAGATGTGATTTGCATAGGTTGGAAACATTTGTTTCATAAACCAAAGTTTGTCACCAGGACTCAATGGATTTTTTTCAGGATCATTACTGTTACTACCATATACAGCATAGTCACAGTTCTCCAAAGCAGCAGTATCAGCACAGGCTTTAATTAGTTTTTCGTGTCCGATTGTAGGAGGATTGAACCTGCCAAATGCTAATACTATCTTTTTCATCTTTGGAAGTTCTTGGCACTAAAGACTAAACGGTCAATCAACTTCACAGCATTGGTTCCTTCCCTGACAGCAACATATCCTTCAGGAGCACCAATCTCATAACCACCTTTGCCATCCTCATAATACTGCTTGAATCTTTCACCCCTCTCTAGTTTGGGAACGAAAATTGCTTTAGCATTCTGTATTGTAGTATATAGTGCAGCAAATTTTAGAAACGCTGTCTTGTTATTTAAAATCGTATTACGACCAGCATAAAACTTCTTCTTCCATTTTGCTTGAGTTTCTGCTTTCTTATACGATTCTATCTTTTTCCGATATTTGTCTTCAAAATATTCCATGTACTGATTGTAAAAAGTAGTAGCACTCGGAATACCTTTTCCCTGACGAACATAACTGTTGATAAAAACCTTCAGCATAGGACCAACACCCATAGGATCTCCCATGCTTGCAGAAAGCTCATCAAGGAGAGAAGAGCATTGTCTTATTAAACTGGCAGAAGCATTGTGAAACCTTTTGAGTTTCCTAGTCTCATTCTCCGTCAACAAAACGTTACTTCCCAACTCCGTAGTTTCAGAACTAAGAATAAGAAGTTTGTTGTTTGATAAATGAGTAGCATTATAAGCATACTCAGCACCAAGATCCTCCAAACTCTTAGCATTACTTGTACTGTAACGAGTATGAAATACTACACACAACTCAGCATTTTTTGCTTTATTGTATAACTCATCTCCGTCAGGAATACAATATGTAATGCCACTAACATTGGGTCTAAAGGTTACACAGTTTTCACCATTAATAACTTCAAGTTTTCTCGTGTCTTTATGAAAAAGAAAGTCTCCCTGAACGATGCCACTTATCTTACCAGTTTCATGTAAAGGTTTGATGTGTTTCAAACACAACGCAAAGATAGTATGAAGATCACTGCCTGCAGTATAGTCTTCTTCTATCTCCTTCTTACTCCTGTAAAGTTTGGGGTTCTTATTAAAGAGTCCTTTCTTAGCAATAAACCAATCCTTAGATCCAGGAAGATATCCACAAAAAATTGCAGGTGCTCCATCCCACTTAGTGGTGATCGCAAACTTAGGAGATTTTTTGCCAGAAAATGTTTTGCCCAATTCGTCAAAGAAGGCAAAAACATTTTTTGCTCCAGCAGCGCCATCGTTGATGATCAGATCCTCAATGTGCTCTAGGTGAAGATTAGCTCCTTTGTTACTCATCTTAGTACGGTGCGGATTCCTTTGGATTCTAGTTGGCGTTTTGCGTTTTTATAGAACTGTTTGAAGTCAGTCGTGATAAAGACTTGGAACTGTGGCGAGGCAGTGATGGCACCCTTGTATCTTACTTCTAAGTTTACCAGAGGAAGGCTGTCGATTTTCATGGTGTAGTACAGTTTGGCAGCTGACGCACTGGTTTCAAATGCCTGACTCTTGCCCTTCCAAGTCTCCAAGACCATGACTCCAGGACGCTTGAGAGCATTGGGGTTACCAATCGAATCCACGCCACTGGAGAACATTATGTTAAATACCTCTTTCATTAGAGCAGTGCTTTTTTCATCAACTCTACCAACAATAATTTTTCCAGTTCTTTTATCAATCTTTCCTGTTCCAGTAATCAAACTAAAATAGAAATGAGGATTGTTGACATACTCATTGATGTCTAATCTAAAAGCAAGATCTAAAAATTCCCTAAAGTTGGTGGGATCAGACATAATACGACGAAAAACGGTATCCAAAGTTTCAAAGAAGAAATTTTTTGGATATCTTCTTCTTGAATATTCTTTACCAGTAAGAGCAGCATTCTTTTCTTCACCAGCAAGAGCATCATTCAACTTCTTTTTCCAATCAGCAGGAGGTTTTGCAGGCCAATTTGTTGGTTCCACATTATCACCAAGTTTCTTACCAGGAGGAAACTCTGGATCCATACTAAACTTCACCATGTAAACTTGCTTCCAGAAATTATCCTCAGCAGTTTGCATATTCCGCTTTTCATTTCCCTGTGCTCTGAGATACAAGTATCCAGATCTAGTTTTACCATCTTTAGATCCTGGTCCCCAGTTACCATCCCCAACTAGAGGTTTGTTTAGTAACGTAGGATCATCATTTATCCCTTCTTTTTTCTTCAGAGATAATCCCCAGTAGTATACAACAGAATCTTTTGTAAATTTCACAATCAAGTCGGATGAATTATACGCTTTGATTAATTGATCTTTTGATGGGTCACTTCCTTGTAATCCAGCGCGTTTCAATTCATTGTCCCATTTAGCACCCGTTTGAAATACTGTATTTACAGTAGCATTGTTTCTCTTCATCATATAATTAACCCAGTTGGAAACTGAAATTGCTTTTGCTAGATTTTGAAAATCCCCTTCAATTAGTTTCGCTTCCTTTGTGCTGTGTCCTACGACCTTCGTATAATTTGAATGTATTTCTTGTGTGATTCTATTAAGAGCCTCATTTCTATTAGCAACACTCATTGAATTGATTCCCAAAGTTGGAACCATTTTATTCATAGCAATTAGAGTTCCAGTCATCAATTCATGTGGATCTCCTTTATCTGATGTAAGACCTTTCGCATAGACAACAAAAAGATTTATGTAATTACCACCAGGATCTCCGTTATCGTCGAATGTTCTCGCTCTCAAGTAAATTGTGTTCGCTCCATCAGAGTAGGTTGCATTTCTAGTATACGCCCAGTCTTCAACAACTACATTGATTAAATTCATTGCAAAGTATTGCTGATACTCCAGTCTGATACTTTCCAAGTGTGGTGTCATTGCATTCCACACTTTACTCAATACATTATTTCTCTGATTATTATTCCTTACTGTTATTTTTAATCCATACCCAGACTTTTCCGCTAATTTTCCAACGGAGGCAGAATTATCTACAGGATGTGTATAAGCAAAATCATCATCTTGCAAACCTGTATTGTGTCTGGTTATGACAGAAGCAATATTAATTTTTGCCGCAACAAGTTTGGATTGTTTTTCGTAAAAATCTTTTGCTGATGCTGAAGTTGGAGTAATCTGTAATGGAACTTTTCCAGCAATCTTTGGTTTAGTAGCTCTTACTTGTGGCATAAAAAATCCTCCCGTCTAACTATTTAGAGGGAGGTATGTTTTTGAGATAGTCTTTTTCATTTTGATAGGGATGCTTTTTACCAGACCAGATCTCATAACCTTCTACGAGATCTGGAATCAACCACTGGTCCACCCGATAACAATACTTCCAGTTGGCAGGTTGAATACAATTCATCACGACAACTTGGAAGAATGCTACTAGGTGGATCCAGAAACTATACACCGTATTTGGTCCAGAGTTTACGAATGTTCTGGGTGATAGGCATACCGCTGGAGTAAGTCTCTAGCAGTTCTTCTGTCTCTTCATCAACGATGATTAGAACAGGAGTAGCAGTCACACCATACTTTTTAGCAAGAGCAATGTTCTCTTCTGGGATTGGTTCATCGCTGAAGTCCTCAAGGTGGACTTCTTCAATGAGTTTGGTGCGGTCATCTTTGAGAGCGTTGAAGTAACGCTTCACTAGACCACAAGGACCGCAGGAGTCCTTAGTGAATAAAATAAATTTAGCAGTCATCGGTCATCAGCAGCACGGTTTTCAGAGAAGTATATATCAAAAGCACCGTCAGGATAACGACGCTCAAGTTTCTTGACATTAGTGGCAATCACTTCATCAAACGAAACTCCAAGAGCTTGAGTTGCTTGTGCTACATACCAGAGCAAATCGCCCAACTCAATAATAAGATGCTCTCGATTGTCATCGGTCCAGGGTTTACCTTGGAAGACCATCTTCTTAATGATCT